CAAGACCACCAACAGCTATCAGCGTGACTACATCATCGCGTTGACTGGAGCATTTCCAGTTGACATCCGAATGGTGCGGGTGTCGCCAGATGAATCAAGCGCCAAGCGTCAAAACCGTACATTCTGGTTTAGTTTCACTGAAATTATTGACGAGAAGTTGCGCTACCCAAACAGCGCATTGTCATTCTTGCGATTTGATTCACGGCAATTTCAAAACATCCCGACCCGCAAATATTTGATACGAGGCATAAAAGTTAGGTTGCCTTCTAATGCAACGGTAGACACCACGACGCATCTAGGCCGCGTTACCTATGCAGGCGTGTGGGATGGCAGCTTTGGCGCGGCTACATGGTGCGCTGACCCTGCTTGGTGCCTGTGGGATTTGCTTACCTCCACTAGATACGGCCCATCTATACCAGAAGCAAGCCTAGATCGCTATGACTTTTTTGCCATTTCTCAATACTGTAACGAACTGGTTAGTAATGGTTTTGGCGGGCAGGAGCCACGCTTTCAAGTCAACCTTCTGATTAATAGCCGAGAAGAGATTTACAACGTCATTCAGCAGTTTGTTTCAATTTTTCGTGGGATTGCTTACTACGGCGCTGGGTCAATGGTTATTATGGCTGACAAACCATCAGATCCGCAATACTTGCTTGGTCCGTCAAATGTAATTGACGGCAACTTTAGCTATTCAGGCAGCTCGCAAAAGTCGCGTCATACGACTGCCACAGTGGCATATCAAACTTATGACGGCTTAGGCGAGGTTGAATTTGAGTATGTAGAAGATGCTGATGCGATCACCAAGTTTGGTGTCATTAACAAAGACATCAAAGCATTTGGATGCTATAGCCGTGGACAAGCGCATCGGCTAGGCAAATGGGCATTGCTAATGGAGCAGAATCTTACAGATACCGTGACATTCGTTGTCAGCATTGAGAGTGGCATCGTTTTGCGCCCTGGTGTTGTTATCTCTATTGCTGACCCAGTAAAAAGTGGCACACGGCGCTCTGGACGCATCAATACCGCGACAACTACTACCGTCACAGTTGATTCGATAAGCGGACTGCCGACAACAACTGCAAATGCTCCGACTATTTCGGTGTTGCTGCCAACAGGTTTAGTTGAAACGCGCACTATTAGCGGCATCTCTGGAAGTGTATTTACAGTAAGCGCTGCGTTCAGTGAAGCGCCAAATCCACAGACTGTATTTCTAATAGAAACTAATGACATTCAAGCAAGTCTATTTCGCGTTGTAAGCGTGGCTGAAGGCGAAGGCGGCGTGTTTACTTGCACTGCACTTCAATACAATGAATCTCTATATGCCGCAATCGAGAGCGACATCAACCTTGAGTTCCGCGACATCAGCAATCTATCAGCGCTGCCTGATCCGCCGTCAGCGATTACCGGCACTGAGCATTTATATCAAGACGGTCAAAGCGTCCTGAGTGCATTTGAACTAAGTTGGATCAACCCTAGGACTCGTGTCACTGGTTTTGAAGTTGAATATCGCATTGATAATGATAACTGGATTAAGTTAAGTACCACGTCCCCATCGGCGCGGCTAACAGGCTTGCGGAATGGAACACTTTATGTGCAAATTCGCAGCGTCAATAATTTTGGTGCCGTCAGCATCGCTGCCATTGCTGAATTTGAACTACTCGGCAAGACAGAAGTGCCAGGCAATGTCCAGAATCTTACTTTTGAGGCGATCAACAACAATTCCGGTCGCCTACGTTGGGACGAAACCGTTGATCTGGATGTAAAAGTTGGTGGAAAGATCCACATACGCCACAGCAGCCTCACCGATGGCACGGCGACTTGGAGCAACAGTGTTGACCTAATTCCCGCTAAATCCGGTAGCTCGACCGAAGCCATCATTCCGCTAGTGGAAGGTGAAGTTTTGGTCAAGTACGAAGACGACGGTGGGCGTCAAAGCGCGACGGAAACCAGCGTCATTATTGACCTGCCAGATACGATTGCACCACTATCAATCCAAACCCGCCGCGAGGATCAAGACACCCCGCCGTTCCAAGGGGTACGAACCGATGTCTTTTATAGCGATGAATTTGATGCCCTTACGCTAGAGGGCACATCGCTGTTTGATGACGTTGTTGACGTGGATTTGGTGCCTACTTTTGATTTGATAGGCGATGTTACAAGCTCAGGCACATATGATTTCCTAAATACATTAGATCTTGGCAACATCTTTGCACTTGATTTGCGTCGCTATTTTGTTACCCGTGGCTACTTCCCGTCAGATCTGATTGACTCGCGCACTAACACTCTTGATGATTGGAGCGATTTTGATGGCGCTATTAACGACAAGGTAAATGCCAAGCTAATGCTACGAATGACGAACGATAACCCTGCTGGCACACCAACTTGGAGCGCCTATCAAGAGTTCGTCAACGGTACTTTTCGCGCTCGTGCTTTCGAGTTTCGTGCTGATTTGACCAGTTCTGCCGTTGACCAGAACATCCTGGTAGACGAACTGGGCTATGACGCGACATTCCAGCGCCGTACAGAAAATAGCGATGGTGCCGTCAGCAGCGGCGCAGGGGCAAAGGTCATCACATTCGCCAATTCATTTTTTACTGGCACCGCAAGCCTTGGTGGAGTAAATGCATACCTGCCTAGCGTTGGCGTCACCGCTCAGAACATGGCTTCAGGCGACTTTTTTGAGGTGACCAGCGTCAGCGGCACTGGATTCACCGTTACCTTCAAAAATTCGGGCGGCACTGCCGTCAGTCGTAATTTCAACTGGAGTGCGGTCGGCTATGGTAGAGGCGGTTAAAGTAGGACAAACACTGCCGTCAAGCGGTCTGGCTCATGGCACAAGCTGATTACGTTGTAAGCAACGGCACTGGTGCAGCAGTACGCGCTGATCTCAACGGTCAGCTTGCTGCCATCGTCTCAAACAACAGTGGCGCCACCGCACCAGCTACCACCTACGCCTACCAGTGGTGGGCAGATACGACAACCAATACCCTCAAGCTGCGCAACAGCGCCAATAGTGCCTGGATCGAGATCATGCAGCTCGACGGCACGCTGACCATCGAGGATGGCACTGTCTCTGCACCTGGCCTGGCATTCCGCGATGACCTGAACACCGGCATCTTCCGCCCAAGCACCGATCAATTCGCCATCAGCACCAACGGCGTCGAGCGCGTCGAATGGGGCACCAGCGAGGTGGTGTTCAACGATGGTGGGAACAACTATGATTTCCGCGTTGAAGGTGATACGAATCCAAACCTGCTATTTGTTGACGCCTCGGCAGATGCGGTAGGGATTGGCAATACTCCGTCCCACACGCTTGACGTCAATGGCGGGATTGGTAGCAATGGAGATTATTTTAATTTTTATGCCAATGGAGCTAAATATATTGCCGCTAGTGGGGATTCAAATTCTTCGTTAAGCCTGACTGGGCGAGGCGGTTTAATTTTGCTTACTGGCGGCAACAATTACAACAATGGCACAGAACGCGCCCGCATCGACTCCAGCGGACGCCTGTTAGTTGGCACGACTACTACGTCTGCCGCGCCTCTAACAGTAAACGGAACAATCGAAGCTAATAGTTCTCTTTATAGGGCTGTTTTCGGCAATGGATATGTTGATGGCGATAGCCACGTTGTTAGCGGCGGAAACGGAGCTGAACTGCAAGTTCAAGCATCCACTAGCAATCGACCCGCAGTACTAAGCCTTGGCGGAGCGCAGGGAGCAAGTGAATATCTCGGAGCTATCACTTTCTTCAATTCCGGCAATACAGATGGAAAAAGATGTCGAGCCAGTATTGTTTGCGGCCAAGAAGGTTCTACTGCTAACCAGCAAGGAGGTGTATTAACGTTCTCGACCACCGCCGACGGGGCGAGTTCTCCGACGGAGCGGATGAGGATTGGACAAAATGGAAACGTCACTATTGGAACAACAAGTAGTATTTACTCTTCAAGGCTTACATGTCAGTCCATGTCTGGCGTGTCAGCAAGCGTATTTTTAACTGATACTGCAAGTGAATATGGCACAATCTTAAGAAACACTGCTACTTCAGGAAATAATAGATTCGCACTTTTTGAGACTGAAGCGGCTCCTGTAACCAGGGGTTCTATCACTTACAACCGTGGCGGCGGCGTAGTTGCTTACAACACTACCTCTGACTATCGCGCCAAAACGTTATTGGGCGACGTTGAGAATCCTGGTGAGACTATTGACGCGCTCAAGGTCTATCGCGGCGTAATGAACGGAGCCACCGTAGAGCGCCCCATGTTAGTGGCTCATGAAGCTCAGCAAGTTGCACCGTATTGCGTTACCGGTGAGAAAGATGGCGTCGATGATGAAGGCAATCCGATTTATCAGCAGATGGACCACCAAGTTCTGGTGCCGCTGTTGATTGTTGAAATTCAGCAGCTTCGTGCGCGTGTTGCTGCACTTGAAGCCCAGTAGTCCCCTTCTCTAATGACTTCCATGACTAACAACAACCACAACCAGGAGGTGACACCATGAGCCCACTACGGATGCTTGGCAGCACGTCAGGCTATGCAGAATTGGCACCTAGCGCCGTCGCTGGCGATCAGACCTTCACGCTGCCTGGCACGGGGGGCACGCTGGACCGCCTTAACCGGGCGGGCAATGTGCTGCAGGTGGTGGAAAGTGCTAGTTCAACAGTAGTGTCGGGAATCAGCTCTCTTACCTCAATACTTACTGCTTCGATTACTCCATCTAGCGCATCAAATAAGGTTTTGGTATTTGCTAGATGTACTTTAGTAATTACAGCAAACACTAATTCATTCGCTAACGTGCAGTTATTTAGGGGAACCACCTCTGGAACACTTTTGGTAAGTCAAGATTTAGGGCTACAGTCAGCAGTGACATCCTATGCTGGCTTTTCTCCTTTCAAACTGGATTCGCCTGCAACTACTTCCTCTCAAACTTACACATTAGCCGTTAACAAAGGATCAATAAATACAACTTCAGTTAGTACGGCAAACTATAGTTACGGATTGGTCCTTATGGAGGTAGCAGCATGATGACCCCAACTAGAGCCGATGCAATTTTTTCACTCCGTCCTGAAGCACATTTTGTGCTGCGCGGCGATGAGCTGGAGTGGTTTGATCAGCATCAAACCCAACCCACCGAAGCCGAGATCCAAGCCGAGCTGGATCGCCTACTAGCTGAATATCCTCGCAAGGTTGCCCGTCAGGCACGAGCCGCCGCCTACGCCATTGAAGCCGACCCGCTGTTCTTCAAAGCGCAGCGCGGCGAGGCAACCATCGAAGAGTGGCAGTCTACTGTCGCTGACATTCGTGCTCGCTTTCCCTACCCCACGGAGGTTGAATCATGAGCACGCTGAAGACTTCCAACCTGCAACACGCATCTGCAGCCAGCGCCAACATCACGCTGGCCAGCGATGGGACGACCACCATTGCAGCGCCCAGCAACATCATCAAAAGCGGCACCGCCGTCGCATCCACCAGCGGAACCA